GCCAAAGCCGCTTGCCGCCCTGATAGAATGGCTTCGGAAACATCCCCATCCGCACCCAATTTTCAATCGTGCTTTCGCCCGCGCAAATGTGCTCGGCCAGCGTGGCGAGGTCTTGGAACGGCGGTGGATATGGGAGGCGGTCTGTCATGTCATTAGGTGCTAGTTAGGGTCGGGCTGCGCGGATGAACTCCGCCGCGACTTGAGGGACGATGGCGTTTCCAAGGGCGCGCAGTTGACCAGTTCTGTTGCGAAACCCATCAGTTGCCCGTGGAATTTCGCCGACTCTTGAAGGTCCGAGCGGCCATAGAAACGGAGAAAGTCGTGCAAAGTTGTCGTTACGTGTTTGCCTGTTCTCCGGTCGTGGGGCTTCTGGCCTGGGCGCCAAGGGTTGCCCCTGCTGTCCACCATGTCGGCCGGATCGGCTGTATTCGACGTGAACTTGTGGGCGTATAGCGTCGGCCACCCAAAAGATTCTCTGCCGCGCGTGCGGGGCGCCGACGCCCGCAGCGCACAAATCGGCACCCCCGCAGGCATATCCCACTGCTTCCAAGTCAGCACGAACTCCGGCGAACCATTCACGTCCATCGCCGTTCGCAACCTGCTCTCCAAAGATAATTGGAGGCGCGCACTTGGCGATGAGCTCGTAAAAAGCGGGCCAGAGGTGTCGTTCGTCGGCATGTCCTTTTTGTTGTCCCGCGCCCGAAATCGACTGACACGGGCAGCTTCCCGTCCAGACCGGGCACCTGTCGGGCCATTCAGCAAGCCGCAGGGCGTAGGGCCATCCGCCGATGCCAGCGAAGAAATGACACTGGACATATCCGGCGAGATCGTCGGCGCGCACATCAACGATTGACCGCTCGTCAACGTCTCCGCGGGCGATGTGCCCTGCGTCGATGAGGTTTCGGAGCCATTGCGCTGCATACGGATCAATCTCGTTGTAATAGGCTGCCATCTACGCTAGAATCGCCCGTCGATTGGGGAGCCGTCATGCAGACCTATCCGAATGGAAGCCGCACCACGGACGACCGCTTCATCAAGGTTCGCGATGAGGGCGACGAATGGTGGGACACGACCGGCATCGACCTCGTGACGGGCGATGAAGTCGAAGCCCACATGATCGCCAACCAAGTTGGCATCATGGTTTTCATGCGCGAGACGTTGCACTAGGTTCACGGTTTTAAACCTTCATTGCGTGTTAGCGTCGGTCATCGCACGTCGATTGCGGGGATGATCGTCGATGGCTTGAAGGTCACGCGGTAGAAGTACGTGCTCGCCTTCGCGCCATCGATCTGTTCCGCAAAGAACGTCACGTTGTCGGACAGGCCGAGAAAGTGCTTCTTGAAGGCTGCCGGCCCCGTCTTGCACGTCACCTTCAGGTTCTTGGCAACGCTGGCGTCAAGCGAGCAAAGCCCCTCGATGGTGAGGATGTAGTCGTTCGTGATGCCGTTGTAGAAAACGACGCGGCGATTGATCTCGAAGTTGTCCGCAGCTTGGGACAGATTGCGCGAGGCCACGTCAGCGTCATTGGCGCAGCCAGCAAGGCCAACGGCGGCGAGCGTGATGGCAATATATTTCATTCTGGTGTCCTCTCAAATGTGGGGTTAACGGCGTCCGCAATTGCCTTGTCGAAGGCCGCCAGCACGTCGGCGTGCTTTGTTGTATGCGCGTCGTTCCACCGCACGATGTCCATTGCTAGATTGAGTCCCGCCCCGCGCCGCACGGCCTGGAACGCGGCGCTCCGTATATCCGCCGGAACTTCGCAGTCCTCGATTGCTTCAGCCGCGCAGCAAGTATCAAGCGACCGCCGACCGTTGCCGCGTATCCCCTTTCCCCACTTTGCGGGATCAGCGATCTTGGCGCGCGCTTTGATGAGAACTGGAAGTTCTGGCCTCATGGCTTTTCTCCGAAACGGGTGGTTAACGCCGCGCGGACCTCATCCACGTCCCCCCGATAGCCGGGCAGGCGACCAGCGAGAGCCGACAACAACTTGCCGGATCGTTGGTCCTTGTCCCATCGCTCAAAGATTTCGTCGCAAATGGCTTCGAGCTTTTCGAGCGTGGTCTTGGCTAGGCCAGTGCCGTTGCACTGCGAGCACTCCTCGTCATCCGATGGCGACATGGTTGCGAGATTGCGAACCTTGCCGATGCCGCCGCACCATGAGCACATCTCAGGCATCGTTCGACCCTCCCAAACGGCCGGTTAACGCTTCGGCTCAAAGAAATTGAGCGGTGTGTTTACGGCGCGATGATCCCAATCTGTGTCGCGCTTCAGGTCTGTCTCTTGGCCGGATAACGCTTCGCTCAATTCCATCCAGAGCATATCGATCACACCGTCCGCCGTCTCAGGCGGTCCCTTGCAAGCACAGTCAGGAAACCTGCAAGGCTCTTTCATAACCCTCGGCTGAAATGCCTCACACGCCAGTTTGATGATTGTGGTCCTCTGTGATTTCTTCATGTCGGGGTACGGGCAGCCAAAGCTTTTCTGCCCGCCTCGGTGATCTCAAACTTGAGAACTTGCATCGACTGAGCGGGCAGCGGCGCGATCCATCCGGCCTGCTCAAGCCGCCTGCGTGTGTGCCGCGTTGGTGCGTTCGCATCAAACCAGCCTATCGGCCCGTTTGCGGCAAACCACTCAAGGGCTTTGAACTGGATGGGGGTCACGTTCTAATGTCCTCGTTAGTGAGCTTTGCGGCGGTTCAGCGCCTCGTTGGCGAGCAGGCACAGCGCCATCGCCATGTCGGCGTCTATCTGCACCTTGGGTGCCCCCAGGCGCAGCGACATCTCGGCAAGCCCGTAGACTTCCCCAATCCCGCCGGTTTCGAGATACTCGGTCGCCTCTTTGAAATCGGTTGCCATCGGTTTCTCCTTCACTTTTCGTTTGCGTCGTCGCCAGTCTTGAACGGCACAATTCTTTCGGTGCGCGTGAACTCAACCGTGTAGCCGGTGACTAGGCCGCGACCGTTGTGCGTCGGCATCATCTCAACAAGGATTCCCAGGCGAGCGCACTCGCCAACCTTCTTGTTGAGAGCCATCAGCGCGTCGCACGTCTCGCGCGCCACGTTCACATCAACATCCCTCGTCATTCCCCTATCCTTTGTTTGTCGTTTAGGCCCAGCGGTCATAGGACCAATTCATTATCGCTATTGCTCCGGCTCCCCACACGGGAACTAATAGAACGCAGCCGAAAAGCAGAGGGTGAACTGTTGAGCCAAGAAATATCGACATCATGAAGATGCCGGTCATGCCCGGGATTCCAAACATTGAAGCCGTGAGGCCAACAGCGTTCATAAGAAAGTCGTTCATTCTCCCCGTCCTTCATGCGTGCGGAGCGTCGTTCCCACCTTCACTCCAACCACTTCAAACGGCCCGTGCGGTTCGCGCTTCGTCGCGTTGCAGAGGTCCGACACACGAAGCACGAATGGCGTTTCAGCGTGAGGCCGCTTAACCATCACCCATCCCTTGACCGGACCAGCGAGCACACGCAGCGGCCCGTGCTTGTCGCGCCAGCGAGCGGGGAGGGGCGAGAGTGGATCGAGCAGATAGTGAGCAGTCACTTCCCGTCTCCTAAATGGATGTTGAGGGCCTGACGTGCTCGCGCAATTGTTGCGGCCGAAATCTCGATCAAGTCCGGGTCGTCTAGGTCGGCAAGCATTTCCGTCAGCGCGCCGCGCAGCCGTTCATTCTCGGCCGTCAGCTTGCTTTGGATAAAGTAAGCGCCGCTGAGTTGATCCTTGAGGCGTGCGATGTCAGTCATTAGTCGAACTCCACCACAACGATTACCCAGACTCGCTTCTTGCGTCGCCGTTTTGCGCTCATGGCTTGCCCCAAATCGTTGCGACCACACCGCACAGCCCGGCGAAGACAAACATGCCAAGGACCATCCAGGCGCAGCCGCGAAAGTACGTCTCGTCCAGCCTGCTCTTGGCGCGCGGGGTCATTTTTGCTCTCCCTGCCCACTGGGTTGGGGCGGCAGTGTTGCCACCGACATCACCTCGATCTCCGGGTGATAGTGGGTCTGGATACTGACTGCGTGCGTGGCGAGATCGATCCAGTTCTCGGGCTGGTGCCCCCAGCCAGGGATTGCGTCCCTGTCCACGGTGTATTTGATCGTGATCTCAAACCTCTCGCCTATCATCGACCTTCCCCTGCGGATAACGCCGAACGGGCACGCTCAAGGACTCCACCAAAGGTGCGCGGGTGCCCAAAGATGATGTCCCCGTCCCCGCCAATGATCGCGCCCTCATCACTGGGATTGCAGAAGCCGCCGAGGTATTGCGCCAATGCACATACATTCGGCGAGACGGGGCAGTACTGCTTGTTGGCGGGCTGCAATTCCAGCCACGCGACAAAGCCAGCTAGAGATCGTGCAGGCTTTTCCCACTTCGGATCGTAGAGCATGTCACTTCTCCATTTGGCCTAAAGCTGTCGCGAGCGACGTTGGGTCTGGGAGGTCCGGGAAGGCTGACCACCATTGGATGCTGTCCGAATAGGCAGACAATTCGTCGTCGTCGTCGTCCAGCATTAGAAATTGCAGATCGCTCCACGCCGTTTCGCCGCTCTCTAGTTCGGCGCGCATCTTTTCGCCTTCGTCCTCGTCTCCGGTGGTGTCCTGTTGCATGATGCGAACGGTTGAGACGGTGGTATGCCGTTGAAATCCGGCTCCTCGATTGAGCCAGCTTCCAAGCACGACCAGAACGGGCTCGTTAAACGGAGGCGTGGAGTCCTCTGGGCGCGTCCAGATGACATCGGCAACAAATGCCATCACCGTGCCGCGTTCTGTGTCGTAGACCCTTTGAATTGGCATCGGATTATCCTTCATCCTGCGTTAGCTATTGAAGCGGCGGTTATTGGCCTTGGTCGCTATTTTCAATCTTTCACGTTCAAGCCAACGCGCGCCCGTTATTCCCTCGCCTGCCTCCTGGTCGCCCGTCCACATCCATAGCGCCTGCGCAATCACGATCGGGTCTTTGCCGTAGGCTTTCCAGAACTCACGTTCGCCCCATTCGTGTTGCATCCGGTGATGCATGCCACACAGAGGGACCGTCCATTTATCGTCGGGCTTTTCGCCGACCCCAACCTTGCGCTTCCCGACTGCCTCACAGGCAAAGCGGACATGCGCTGCTTCGCTCGCGATGTTGTTGCCGCACACACAGCACGGCAGGCCGCGCACAAATTTCAGGTGCTTCTCGTTGTGAACTCGCGGGCGACGGATCATGCCGCTTCCGCCTGATCGTGGAACTTGACACCGTTCTCAGCGCCCCACGCGGCCATGCAGTCGATTAGCTCCGACATTTCACCTACCGACAACTCGGACGACCGATAGCCAAGCGGCATAAAGGTTGATCCGTCGAGCGTCTGGACAAATTCCATTTGTTGTCCGCAGGCGTGCATGAACAGCACCTTCCATTGGTTGGGTGTGTATTTGCGCCCGCAATGTTCCCTCTGATTGGCGATGTCGGTGAGCATTGCCCACATGCGATCGTTCTGCGGCAGCGTTCGCTTTGCTGCCTTGAAATCCACGCGGGTTCCGACCGGGGCTTGGGACGCATACTTAACTACCCGCGCCCGGTCGGCACTTCCGCGAAGGATGATGGTGTGTCGGCTCATTAGAAAGGAATTTCGTCGTCAAGATCACGGGATTTCGGCTGAGTTGCCTTGGCGCGGTCGCTGATCCTCTGCCCCGGCTGGCGATCTTCCTTCGGCTTAAAGCCGAATTTCATATACTTCCGGCCGTCCTTGGTTTCATTGAGCCAGCCAGACATCCAATAGCTGGCGCCGTCGATAAGCGCGCTGCCGGTATAGTCGGGGTGACTGTCGGTTTCTTTCTTGTCGTTTTTGAACAACGACCCGGTGTTATCTTTTTGCTCGTATGCCATCACGCTGCGACCTTTCCACGAAGCGCATCACGTTGTTCGATGTAGAGGCCGCGAAAGATCGCCTGCCAGTCGTTCGGGAATGATGCGACACGGTTTGCGTTCCGCTCGCCCCAATCCTGAAGCTGCTTGATTGTCACAGTCGCGCGCATTTCCTTTTGCGCGGCCTCGAAATCAGCGCGAGCTTTGGCCTTCGGCAGCTGGTCAATCGACGGATCGCCGTTCGGAATGTTGTCTACCGGCTGGCCCTGTTCGTCGTATTCAACGTCCGGCACGATGTCGGTCGGCCTGGTGACGTGCGGGTTCTCGCGTTTGAAGTCGTCGGCCTCGTCCTCGGAATAGAGCGCGCCGTGGGCTTGCAGCAGCTTGAGAATGGTGCGGTCTTTCGCGCGCTTCTCAGCCATCGCCAGCGGATAGCCGTTCTTGTTGTTGTACGGAGCCGCTTCGCCAGTCGCCCATTCGTGCCGGCCGCCCATTGTGGAGGTGACGACAAGCGCGACGGTTTTGTTTGCTAGATCGGCTTGCACGATGATCGGCGGGTGATGCTCGATCTTCTGTTCTGCGGCGACGCGTTCTAGCGCCTTGTGCTTGACCGCATAGGCGTTGCCCTGCGGGATTTTCCACACCTCATCGAACGACACTTTGAACTTCGCCATGAAGTCGGCAATTTCTTTCGGAAAATTCGGCATCACGCAGCCTTCCGTTTTTCGAGCATCGACCACATGAGATTTGCGGCCAGAACAACCTCGGCAATCTCGCCGCTTTCCTCGACGGCAAAATCGCGATAGTCGGGCGAGCGTGCCATTTCGGTAATTGTGCGCGTTGCTTCGCGGAAGGAATGGAGCGCCATTCCCCAAACATGCTCGGGCGTGTATTCTTCGATACTCATCACGTCACCTCCACAACTCTGCCGCCATTGCGAACGCTGTCGGTATCCTTGAGCGACCCAGCTAAAACCAATTCCCGCACGCGCCCGCATACCGTTTGCAGTTTCAGGCCAAGGTCGTCCGAGATTTCCTGTCGTGTCGCGCCGCCTTTGGTCAGGTGGGACAGGATCAATTTGTGCAGCCGTCCGGTGCATGGCTTGATGGCTTCCGCCGCTTTGATTTGTGTGAAAACTCCACGATGGCCCGGCGTGTCGGGATAGCCGAATAAATCGTCGTTCATGCGGCGCAGCTCTTGCCATTCGCGTAAGTCTTTGCAGGCGTCCCGGACGCTCATGCTGGCACCATCATCAGGACGAAAACCACGAAGAACGAGATTGCGAAGAACGCGAGAAAGTCTGATGCCTGATCCATGACGCGCCTCAATGATTTTCAGCGAAGGGGAAATCGACGCCAGTCATCGGATCGCGGCGCGGGCCGTGCTGCCGCCCGAACATGATTTCTGCATCGTCAAGAATGTCGTCGGTAATGTCCTTGCACCACCCTTCGGACACGTTGAACTCAACGACGGAGACAACGCGATCGCGTTCGATCTGGCCGGTGGCGATGTCGTTGGCGATGCTTGCGCGGGTGTCTTCCGGCGACGTGACGCTCTGGTGTCCGTGCGTCCCGTGGCTCTGGGTGACTACGAACTGGCTGAAATCGGTGGGGCGGGCTGACATGGCGTGCTCCTGTGTTCGCAGGAGCACTTGTACACCCCGCGTACAGGGGGCGTCAAGTCAATTGTTCACCGCGCGTACAATTTATTTTTGGTCTGTCGTGGACGGCAGACGATTCAACATGGAATGGATGTCGGTTCCGTAGAGCCTAGCAAGGGTTTCCAGTGCGTTTGCGTCGGGAGGCACCTCGCCCCGCTCCCATCGCCCTACGGTGACGTAGGACGCTCCTACGGCGTCTGCGACTAGCTCCTGAGTGAGCCGAGCGTGCTTGCGCCAGTTGACCATATTGGTGCGCCGCCAGGTTGGCGCCCTAGACGGTGGTTTGGCTGGTTTAAGCTTAGCGTTCCGCGCCATGTACATAGGATGCACGCGAGTCGGATCGCTTGGAATAACACAGGGCGTACATTCTGCTTGACCGGCATTGTGCGCAGGGTGTACATTGTCCGTTATGCATTTGTCAGACTTCATGGCCCGGCGCGATTTGTCCGACGAAGAAGTGGCTGCGGCCGTTGGCCGTAATCGCGTCTCGGTAAGCCGCTGGCGCAGACGGTTGGTGCGCCCAGACTGGGAAGCCATCGACAAGATCAAGGCGTTCACGGATGGCGCCGTTGCGGCCGACGACTGGACCGGCCCGCTGACTTCTGATGCACAATCGGTCGAGGCCCGCGCGTGACGCGGGAATCCAACCACCAAACCCATGAAAGCCTCCCCCCGAACGGGGAAGGCTATCAAACTTCACAACGCTGTGAATATGCATTTCACGCGCACCCATCATGCAATCCCCATGTTCCGCAGAGGAACTCAACTGACCGCTTGGCTTTTGGGCGCACCTACATCGAAGCACGTCTGAAAAAGATCGACCGATCAGGAACGCGGGCGGCGGCCCATCCTGATCGGTCGCACGCGCCGGGGGCTGGCACGAGTTCTGTTGTGTCTGCGAGTGACGGGGCAATCTCATGTCTGGAGTATTTGCTGAGCGAGTTGCAGAAGCACGCGAAATCCAAGGACGCATCCTGCAAGGCAGGGACGTTTTTGTCGGAACAACCAAATTCGCTCAAATCGCCAAAGTCTTATGGCCCGACAAAACTGCGGCTTGTCTCGCAGCAATCTCCGGCCGTGACGAACGAACCGCAAAGCGATGGCTATCAGGCGAGTTTGAACCGCCGATCTGCATCGTTCACGCCGTCAACGCTGAAATCTTCGGCCAATATCTGCGGAAATGACTAATGGCAGGCCGTCCCGTTAATCCCGCATCCAGAAACTCAAAGGCTGGCGAGCCCATCCTCGACACGGATACCGAAGAAGCGCGCCGCAATAAGGCTATCGCGCGCGATCAGGCGTTCTGCGAACGAATGCGCTGGGCAATCCATCATGGATGGGAGAGGGGCACATGAAACTTTGGAGCGGAAAAGACTGCGAAATGATGAAGTCGCTGTGGCGTGCTGGCTACACCGGCCAACAGATTGCCGACCATTTCGGCGTCACTCGCTCCACTGCACTCGGAAAGCTATTCCGTCTTGGCATGATGAAAAAGGGTCGAAATGCGAAAGCCGTACCTAGTGAGAAAAGCGGAACAATTGCAGCGTGCGCGTGAGTGGTGCGCGAAGAATACCAGGCAGCGGCCGGCAAGACGTTCGGAATGGAGTTCTGTTTCGGCGGCGCGGCGGAAGGTCTGGGCTAAATAACTCAGTTGTTTTCGTGTCGGGGCGCACATGGACGAAATAGATGATCTTGAAGACTGGACCGAGCAGGCGGCATTTCACCAAAATGTAGGATCGCGCAAAGACATGCGCGGCGCAAAGACCGGAGAAAACCGGGGCCTGCGCACACTTAACGGCGCTCCGAAATGGCTCCGCTCATTGCGGGCAATTCGCGCCAGCGACAGTCGCAGGCGCGTGAAGGTTTCATTGTGATAACACTCACCCTCCCTTACCCACCTAGCGCCAATCGCCTGTGGACGCGCGCCAAGAAGGGCATGCGCCGATCGGATGAATATCTGGCTTGGCTGGACGAAGCTGGATGGGCGGCCAAATCCCAGCGCGTGGGAGGCATTCGCGGGCCGTACAAGATCAGCATCCAGGCAGCTCGCCCCGACAAGCGCCAGCGCGACCTCGACAACATTCTCAAGCCTACCAGCGACCTCCTGCAGCATGTCGGGATCATCGAAAACGATCACATGTGCGAAATGTTGGTCGCTCGCTGGGTGACAAGCGGCGAGGGCGTCACAGTCATCATCGAACCGGCGGGGGTGGAATAAATGAGCCGCTGGTTTCGTGTCTATGACGACATGGTAGACGACCCGAAAGTCCAGCGTCTGCCCGACGCATCCTTCAAGGCTTTGGTGAATTTGTGGTGCCTCGCGTCGAATAATGGTGGAAAGCTTCCGTCGATTGATGACATCGCGTTCAAGCTTCGTATGAAGCCAGAAAGGGTTGCCGCGCTTATATTCGGCCTCACTAATGCGGGGTTAATTGATGAGGTGGACGATGAACTTAGGCCCCATAATTGGGACAAGAGGCAATTCAAAAGTGATGTTTCAAACGAGCGCGTGAAACGCCACAGGGAACGGCAATGTAACGTTACAGACGCCGTTACAGTAACGCCCCCAGATACAGAAGCAGATAACAGAACAGAATCAGAGAAGGAAAGAACGCGCGCAGTCGCGCTTCCGTCGGCCGACGACTGGCCTTCTGACTTTCGCGATAGGTTTTGGACAAAATACCCGAACAAGGTCGGGAAGCCTGACGCGCTGAAAAAGCTCGAGCGCGCTCGGAGTGGTGGCGTTCCGTGGGCCGAGTTGTGGGGCGGCTTGGAGCGGTATGTCGCCAAAACCGACGATCGGCCGTGGTGCAACCCGGCCACTTGGATCAACCAACAACGCTGGACCGACCAGCCAGCACAGCAAATCCCATCGAAAGGCCCTGCCCATGTTGCAGAGAATCGGAGCCTCGTTGCCGCCGCTCGCAAAGCAGCCGAGCGTTTCGGAGGAGCACCTAAGCTGGGCGACGGCCCAGGTGAACCTGTTCTTCGGCTCATTTCGGAAAGCGGACGCTGACGATCCCGAGACGTTCACGGCTGGCTGCTTGAGGTTATTCACAGCCTACCCACCGGCAGCGGTTCAGTTCGTTGTGGACCCTGTGACGGGGCTGGTCGGACGCAGCGAATGGCTTCCTTCGATGAAAGCTATTCGGGATGCGCTTGAGGCTTGGGAAGCTGAGCAAGCACGCATCCGTGGATTTGAAAAGCAGGCGCAGGCGGCCGAACAACAAATCGCTGAGCGGAAGGCGTGGCAAGAAAGCCAGCAGCGGAAGCCCACACTTCAGGAAATGAAGGCGAAATACGGAGAAAACTGGGGCCTCATAACAGCCGATAAAGAAAACCCGGAAGCGAAAGCCAAGCGCACTGCTGCGATGCAGGAAGTCAACCGGAAGACATTCGAGGCTGAGTGTCGGGCGGCTGGGATTGATCCGGCTGGGGGTGTGTCGCCATCGTTGATCGAGACGATGCGCCAAAAGGACGAATTGCGACAAATCGCGGCGCACTAGGGGGAAACTCATGCACGGGCTGGAAATGGTCAAATCACGGAAGCGTCAAAAGCTGATCGTTGTGCGCGAGCCGAATGGGCGGGTATCCCGATCAACAGACGAAAAGGAATATGCCCCCACTCGCGTTCGCAGGCTCCTGGATGCGTCAATGGCCGGAATGGCTGACGCGGAGTGGGGAACATCGCTTGGCCGCCTGTACGTGCGCCAGAAGATCACGACGCCCATGTATGCGGCCGGCAAACGCTGGTCGGAGCGGGTTTCCAAATATCACGAAGCGATTGACGCCCCTCCACCGAACGCAAGGGCGCTGGTGCTGGAAGGCCGCGCCGGCGGAACCCCACCCGATCCGGACAGCGACGAAGGGAAAAGCCGGGTCAAGCGTGACACTCAGGCGGTAACGGACTTCCTTGCCGCTCATTCGGTTCTGGTTGCGGCGGGCATTATGGCCGAGGCGATGGTCCGAAATGTTTGCGAGCGGGATACTCAGCCCGAGGGGCACGAACAGCAGATAGCACTAAATCGGGGGTTACTCTGGCTGGCGGAGTACTGGGACTTGACAAATCGGCGGAAATGAATGTCAAATAGGCAACCTCCCAAATCACGCCAGAAGAAACCGTCCTGCGAAACGTGCATTCACGTCTCGCGCGAGGGCGCCGATGCCTTTTGCCGCCGTTATCCACCCAGCATCCGGGTTGATCTGCGCAGCGCCTATGTGCCCGTAAAGCTCGAATGGGTGTGCGGCGAACACAAACCGAGGTCGTCATGATCGGTATGCTGATCCAAATCGTGCTGCTGTTGATCGTCCTAGGCGTGATTATCTGGGGTATTCAGCAACTCCTGCCGCTCATCCCCTTGCCGGCCCCATTCGCGACGATCATCAACGTGCTCATCACCGTTATCATCGTTTTGGTTGTTGTGTGGATCATTGGCGGCCTGTTGGGCGTTGTGTCCCCGATGCGATTGTGAGGGACACATGACCAAAGCACCCAAGCGCAAGCTCCCCCGGAAAGCCAAACGCAAGCCAGCCAAAGCCACGCCCATTGACGAATTGTGCGCTGCACTGCGCAGCATGGTGACGGCGGCTGAAACCAGCGGTGGACGGGATAATCCGGAGGTGGCCTCGGCCCGTGGATTGCTGGCCAAGCACGGGAAGACTGGAACTTAGCTAAATGGCTAAAGCACCTGCAGATATTCGATCTTTGGCGCGTTCACATACTGACGCAGCCCTGCGTACGCTTTCAAACATCATGCGTGAACCAGAAGCGCCTCACAGCGCTCGTGTATCGGCCGCCGTAGCTTTGCTGGATCGCGGTTGGGGCAAGCCCCCGCAATTCGCGACGGACGACATGGGCAAGATGAATGCAGCTCTCGGAATGACTGACGATGAACTCGCCCATATCGCGGCAGGAGGCGGCGAAGACGCTACTGCATCGTCGCTCGATCCGTCGCAGCTTAACTGACTGGTGCCGGTTTGCCGGGTTTGAGCCTGCTCGCCACCATTTACTGCTGATTGAGAAGCTGGAAGCGATAACCAGGGGCGATATTGACCGGCTGGCCGTGTTCATGCCGCCCGGCGCCGCGAAATCAACCTACGCATCGATCCTTTTCGCGCCTTGGTATTTCGGGGCACATCCTGACCATTGCATCATCGCGGCCTCGCACACGGCAGAACTCGCGGAGAAGTGGGGGCGGCGAGTTCGTAACTTGGTCAGCGAACACAGCCTTGTCATTGGAGCCGGATTGGCTGCTGATAGTCAGGCGGCTGGCCGATGGGAGACTGATCGAGGTGGGGAGTATTTCGCTGCCGGCGTTGGTGGTGCCATTGCGGGGCGGCGAGCTGATCTTGTCGTTATCGACGACCCAGTGCGAAGCCGGGAAGATGCCGACTCGGAACTGATCCGGGACAAGACCTGGGATTGGTACAAGTCCGATCTTTACACCCGGCTAAAACCCGGCGGCCGCATCGTTCTCATTCAAACCCGATGGCATGAGGATGATCTGGCCGGGCGCCTGTTGGAAGACATGGGCAAGGGCGGCGATCAGTGGGAAGTCATATCGCTGCCTGCCATTGCCGAAGGTGACGATCCGCTTGGCCGGCGCGCGGGTGAAGCTCTCTGGCCTGAATGGGAAAACAACGACGAGCTCGGGCGCAAGCGCAGGGCGGTCGGCCCGCGAGAATGGTCCGCGCTTTACCAGCAGCGGCCGGCGCCCGAGGATGGCGATTACTTCAAAGCGGAATGGCTGAAACCGTATGACAAGCAGCCCGAACGTTCGTCGCTTAGAATATACGGCGGATCAGATTACGCAGTTACTGCTGATGGTGGGGATTACACCGTCCACGCAGTCGTCGGCCTCGATCCAGACGGGCGAATGTATCTCCTCGACCTCTGGCGACAACAGGCCGCTTCAGACGAATGGGTCGAAGCCTTCTGCGACCTCGTAAAGCAATGGAAGCCCATGGGCTGGGCCGAGGAGCAGGGCCAGATACGTTCGGGCATTGGACCTTACCTCGACAGACGGCAGCGCGAGCGCCAAGCCTATTGCGCCCGTGAGGCATTTCCAGCCCGAGGCGACAAGGCCGTTAGAGCGCAGTCCATTCGCGGCAGGATGGCGCTGGAAGGGCTGTACGTTCCGACCAAGGCGGATTGGTATCCGGCGCTGCGAAGCGAACTGTTGAGCTTCCCTGCTGGGAAGCATGACGACCAGGTTGATGCGCTCGGGTTGGTCGGTCAGTTGCTCGATTACATGTTAGCCGGGCAACACCCGAAGAAGCCCGAGCGGCCCAAAGACGTTAGCGGCTATCGCCCTGCGAAGTCACATGCAGCGGCCGGGGATTGGCAAACATACTGATGCGCAAATGATCGAACGACCGCACTATACCCGCGCACTGGAAGCCCTAATGACAGCGCACGATGCCTGTTTCAAGCATCCAGATCGCGAGTTGCTCGGCATGTCGAACGGCCCGTTTAGCGGCGTGAACGAGGCGCTCGGCATTGTCGATCTGCTTGAGCGTGAGAACGCAGAGCTCAAGGCACAACTCGGGCGGCGCTCATAGCATATGGCTGACACCGGCTATTCACCCGCTGCACCGACCAACGGCGCGGCAGGCACAGGTGCGTCCGCAGAGCAGCCAAAGAAGGGTGAGTACTGGACGCTTGAGCAGTGCAAGCAGTCCTATCTCGACTACACCGGATCGAAGTCGCTCGAACTTGAGGAAATCAAGGAAGCCCGCCGCTATCGTCATCACAGCCAATGGACGGCTGAGCAGATTGCAGTCCTGAACAAGCGCAAGCAGCCGGTTGTTACCTATCCCCGTATCGGCCGCAAGATTGACGGCATTGTGGGAACGGTTGAACGGCTCAAGCAGGATCCCAAGGCTTATCCCCGGACACCGAAGCAGGAACAGGGCGCGGACCTGTCCACGGCAGCATTGCGCTATGCCCTTGAGGCGCAGAACTGGGAAGCCAAGACGCCGATTGCGGCCGACAACTGCGCGACGGACGGGCATTCCGGTGTAGAGCTTGAGATTATCCAGGGCGACCACGGCGATAACGAGGTTGGCCTTAATCTGGTAGAGGACGGGTTTTTCTACGATCCACGCTCGTTCCGGCTGGACTTCTCGGATGCTCGATACATGGGCGTGTCGAAGCTGGTGGACGTTGAGACGGCAATCGAGATGATGCCGGACAAGGAAGACGAAATTCGCGCAGCGGTCGATACCGGCGGGGAATTGGCGAGCAACACCGACCGGGATAGCCGCTGGTTCACAACGATCGGCAAGCGCAAGTTCATTCGCCTTGTTGACGTCTGGTATAAGCACCGGGGCGAGTTCTGTTGGTCGATCTTTACAGGCTCGGCCGTCCTCATGGAGGGCCAGTCCTATTTCCTTGACGAGAAGAAAAAGACCGCCAGCAAATATATCATGTTCCGCTGTGCCGTCGATCAGGACGGCGACAGTTACGGGTTTGTGCGGGCACTAAAGAGCTCACAGGACGAAATCAATCAAAGGCGCTCAAAGGGCCTGCACATTCTAAACACCCGCCGGATTATCGGTGAGGTCGGTGCGTTTGACGACATAGAGGAAGCCCGCCGAGAGGCCGCCAAGCCTGACGGGTTTGTGCTCCGCAACAAGGGCTTTGAAGCCGAGTTTGACGATCAGGCCAAGCAGCTAGACCTACAGGGCCAGATCAAGTTCCTTGAGGACGCCAAGGCCGAAATCGACAACTACGGCCCGTCTCAGGTCGTGACCGGCGAGGGTGTTGATAACCAAAGCGGTCGGGCCATTCAGCTTCGACAGAATGCGGCCTTGTCCGAGCTCGGCCCGTTCATGCTGTCCTACAAGGGCTGGAAGTTAAGGGTTTATCGGGCGGTGTTTGCGGCCATCCAGAAATACTGGACCGGCGAGCGTTGGATTCGGGTCACGGATGATGAGGGACTTGCTCAATTCATTCAGATCAACGGCCAGCAACTTGACCCGACGACGGGCCAGACGCAAATGGTTAACGCGCTTGGCGCAGTGGACGTTGATATTATCCTGGACGAAGGCCCGGACACGATCAACGCGCAGGCGGATTTCTACGAGACGCTAAAGGAAATCATCCCGGCGATTGCTCAGGTCATGCCGCCCCCGAAGGTTTCTGCCTTGGTGGATTCGCTGATTTCCACATCGCCGCTGCCTTCCGAGGTGAAGAAGAAATATAGCGACGTAAACCAGCAGATGGCGCAGCAGCCGCCACAGCCCAGCCCGGAAGTGGTCAAGGCGCAGCAGGAAACGCAGATCGCGCAACAGAAGGCGCAGCTCGACGCCCAAATCAAACAACAGGACGCGCAGCTAGAGGCGAGCAAGACCCAGCAGGAGATCGAGCTCGAGCGCGCCAAGGCTGCGGCCCAGATTGAGATTGCCCAGCAAAAGGCAATGGCGGAAATCCAGATCGCCCGCGAGAAGGCCCACCAGGACGCGCAACTGCAAGAGTTCAAGGCCGGTCAGGACGCCAAGGTGCAGGGCTTCAAGGCTGAGAACGATCAGAAGCACCAGCAGATGAAGTTCAAGTTTGAGGCCGGACTAAAGCGTCAGCAGATGGGCGAGGAAACGAAAGACGACGGCGAGACTGCGGTTGAAAGCCCTGTGATGGAAGCCCTGAAGCATATTGCGGAACTGACGGCGGCTTCACACAAGGCTGCATCTGCCCCGCGCCGGTCAAAGATCATCCGGGACGGCAAGGGTCGGCCGGTCGAGTCGGTTTCAACGATTGACGAGGCGGTTTGATGTTGAGCGTTGAAAGCGGCGGCCAGCTCGGCGAGGTCAGGGCCTACACCACAAGCGGTCGGGGGCTGAACGTCGAAGAGATAGCCGACATGGCCATGCGGAAGATGATCCATGTGGCCGATACTGCGCCGCCGGTCCTGCGTGAGCAGGCCAATCAGTTCAAGGCGCAAATCCGGCTGTTGCTGATTGCGTATCTGCATCAGGCGATCAAGTCAGATCGGACCACCCTCTACAATCAACTGCGCGGCGCGGGCTTCAAGGAAGTCGCCGACATCGTTCTCAAGATTTAGGAGCCTTCAATGGCGATTTCCACGACATTCACGTCCTCGTTCAAGCAGCAATTGTTCCGGGGTCAGCACTGTTTGACGACGACGGGCTTTGTGTCCTCGACGGCAACGGCAGCCACCACGGTCAACTATACCAACGTGGACACGACCACGATGGGGCTGATCCGTGAGGGCATGACCTTCACGGGGACGAACGTCGGCGCCTCCTCGGCGGTTCTGAACATCGTCGGCGCGCAGGCGTTTACCTCAACGGTGGCCTCGACCGGCGCGGTGGGCAACCTGACCTTCACGAACCCGCACGCAACGACCGTCAAGCTGGCGCTCTACACATCGTCGGCCACGTTGGACGCCACTACGACCGCTTACAGCGCGACCAACGAGGCATCTGGCGTTACGGCCGGCGGCTATGCGCTGACGTTCTCCGCGTCGATGCCCTCGCTTACGACGACCGTCGCATGGATGGACTTTGCGGACCTGGTGATTTCGGCGGTCACGACCACGGCGCGGGGTTGTTTGATTTATAACGCCTATGGCGCCCTGAACCGATCGATGAGCACACACGACTTCGGGGCGGACAAGACCTCGACGGCGGGGGACTTCACGGTTGTATTTCCGACCGCTGATAGCTCGAATGCGATCTTGAGAATAGCTTAAGCGCATGGCAATTCTCAACCTATCGGTGACGATACCGGACGATCAGGTTTTGCGGCTACAGGCTGCGGCTCGCGCTCAGTTCGGTCAGGTTGATGACGGTGCGGGCGGGCTTCGTAACATGACCAATGTTGAAATCACGGAGCGGATTCGGCAGGACGTTATCAGCACGCTCAAGCAGATGGTGCGCCGCCACGAGAGGCAGGCAGCTTTGCTGGCCGCTGAGGCATCAGTGACCATTGTTACCGTGAGCTAAAGAATGCTCTGGACGCCCGGCAACGAGTTCAATTACAGGACCGACAATTTCGGCGCGACATTCACAGACGGCGGACTAGGTACGAATAGCCCCGGACACGCCAACGCCAACCAAAAGGGCGCGAATACAAACATCATCAGCGGTATCGCTGAAGATTGCTACGGTCTTGCTATTTGCTTTTCTGGTGGAAACAGCAACGGTGTCTCGCGCCAATGCATGGTTGACATACTCATCGACCCGGCCGCCGGGGCCGGAAACGCTGGCTCGTCGTGGTCGGTCCTAATCGCCAATCTGGCGGCTAAAAGCTCTGCTTTTACTGCGGGCGCGCCGGGAGTCTGGTATTATTTCCCGATCTATCTTGCCGCAGGAACTGCAATTGGAACCGCCCACCAGGATTCTTCGGCTACCACTCAGGCGCTGCGCGTGGCTATTCGAGTTTACGGGAAACCGAGCAGACCTGATCTTCTCAAAGTCGGCACTCGCGTTCAGACACTAGGGGCGACCACCGCCACGACCGTAGGCGTCACCGTTACGCCCGGAACAAGTGCGATGGGATCATACAGCGCAACGCTCGGAACGTTGAACTTCGATGCGTGGTGGTGGCAGCTTGGTATATTGAGCACTGACGGCACAATGACCGCTAACAGTTATTTGTTTGATGTCGCGGCAAACGCCACTAACAAAATCATGTGCATGGAAGGCGTCCAACATACAGTTGTTGGTACTGTGGAGCAGTCAGGCAAGTCTGCCTTTGGTGCAGAAGTTCCTTACAGAATGATTTCTTCGGGCCAAGACGTGTATGTTCGCGGTGCTGGCAATGCCGCGCCGGATAGCGGCATGAGCGCCATCGTGTACGCGCTCGGGAGCTAGGTCGTGGCAATTACAGAAGCATTTGCCGGAACCGAAGCGGTCAGCACTACCGAGCATTCGATGACGACGGATACGTCAGGCCCCGACGTTGAAACCAGCGACGGCATTTTCCAGGTCTTCCTTGATGTCAGCGACATGGTTACTGGCGACGAATTGCAAATACGCATTTACGAGAAAGTGCAATCCTCTGACACGCAGCGCATCGCCTACCAGTCAAATCTAGTGGGGCCGCAGTCCCCGCCAATATGGGTGTCTCCGTCGCTTATTCTGATGCATGGATGGGACGCGACTCTCGACGCCATCGCAGGAACGATAACGGTCACGTGGTCTATTCGTAAGGTCGCCTAATGTCCTGGGTCTTCCAGCCGCTCCCGGCTGCGGGCGAGTCGGGTGCGGCTGGCGCTGTCACTGCCAATATTACCGGCGTTGCGGCAACCGCTGCGGTCGGAACGCTTACTGTAAGCGGCAAGGCCGTCGTCGATATAACCGGCACGAGCGCGACCGCTGCTGTCGGTACACTGACAGCTTCGCTGCCGGTTTCGGCAAGCATCACGGGCGTCTCTGCTACGGCTGCTGTCGGCACGCTGGACGCGACTGGAAAAGCCAACGTCACGCTGACGGGGGTGTCTGCAACGGCTGCCGTCGGCACGTTGGATGCGACCGGCAAGGCGATTGTTTCGATTACCGGCGTTGCAGCTACGGCCGCGGCCGGTGATGTCACCGTTTCGCTCGCGTCAGGTACAACAGCCAACGTCACGGGAGTTGCGGCTACTGCGGCGGTTGGCACGGTAACGATTACCGCTGCTGCGAACGTCACTCTACCCGGCGTGGCTGCCACGGCGGCAGTTGGAACGCCGACTGTCTCGGGTAATGCGTCAACAACCGTCACCGGAGTTGCGGCAACCGCCGCTGTCGGTGACGTCACAGTTTCAGGAAAGGCCAATGTCACTCTAACGGGTGTCGCTGCGACTGCGGCGGTTAACACGCCAACCGTCACGGGTAAGGCCAACGTCACGCTGACGGGTGTCAACGGTACTGCTGCGGTCGGTACGGCAACTGTCACAGCGGCGGCCAATACCAACGTCACGGGTGTCGCGGCCACTGCTGCGGTCAACACCCCCACTGTCAGCGGAAAGGCTGTCGTAGACCTCACCGGGGTTGCTGCTACCGGCTCGATTGGCACGCTGGTCGCTGAGACTGCCGGGAACGTCAGCGCGGCAATCACGGGCGTTGCTGCTACGGCTGCGGCCGGTGACTTGACTGTCACGGGCGCTGCGATTGTCACGCTAACGGGCGTAGCGGCCACAGCGGCGGCCGGTGAGGTAGACGCTACCGGTGCGAGCGGTGCGGTTTCGGTCGAGCTAGTCGGCGTTCAGGCTAATGGGTTGGCTGGAACGCTAACCGTTGTTGCAGACGAAGAAGAGCAGCCGCCCGTTGTGGTGGACTCTGGTGGGGCGGGCAGTCTTCATCCGCTCCAATCCAGGACGGCACGCAGACAGCCCCGCGGCTATCGCCGCTATCGGTTTGATGAGGACACAACAGCCGCCGAAATACGCGAGGCGGCGCAAGAATTACGGGCAGAGGCAAAGGCAAGCCCGCTCACCGTTGAAACAGAGGCTTTAGAGCGCGCCGTTCAATCGCTGGCCAGGGTCGAGCGGTTGTCAGCGGCGGTTGCCGAACTATCGCGCGCCGTGGACTTCGCCATAGCCCAACATGAGGCGGCAGAGGCCCAGCGCATACAGGACGAAGAGGACGACGACATAGCGTCTCTGCTTCTCGTCGCATGAAATCGTAGCGCCGACGATACGGCGCGGGCTTTGATCATAACCTATGATCATAACCCATTTCTGAGGTTTTGATCAGTTTTGATGAGTTTTCGTCAGCGCCACGATACGGCGCAACACGTATCCGACCACGACACGGCGGCCCCAAGCGCGGGGATAGCGCGGACTCGTCACGCTACGACACAGCGAAAGGTGCGCCATGAGTGAGACTACATCCACTGTACCGATGGACGACAAGGCCCTGTTTGAGTCGGCAATGAGTGATGCAGCCCCGGCGGCGGAAACGCCCGTCGCGGAAGCAGCACCGGAAGCCGAACAGCCCAAGGATGACAATCGCGATCCGGCAACGGGCCGCTTCATTCCAAAGGAAGGCCAAGTCGAGCAGGCTACAGAAGCCGTAGCTGAGCAGCCCAAGACGGAAGCGCCAGCGCAAAACGCTGATGTCATCCCGCCGTGGCGGTTGCGAGAGGAAGCGGAAGCCCGCCGGTCGGCGGAATCCCGTGCCTCACAGCTTGAACATCAACTCCGTCAACTCAGTGGACGATTGCAGCAGTTGGAGAAGCCGGCCGAGCCGATTGACCCCTACGTCGATCCCGAGAAGTTCCGGGATGCAGGCGTGCGGCAAGCAATCGATCCGGTCACCAAGCAGTTATCGGAAACGCGAGAGCATTACTCGCGCATGTTCGCCGAAATCAAACACGGAGAGCAGACGGTCAAGGACGCTTATGCGTGGCTTCAACAGGCCACCAACACAGGCGACCCGAAGGCCGGGCCGGTACTGCAACGCGCCATGAACTCGATCGATCCTTTCGGGGAGATCATCACGGCGTTCAAGCGCGACAAGGCAATTTCAACTGTCGGGGATGATCCGAATGCTTGGTTTGAGAAGGAGCTAGAGCGCCGGAAAGCAGACCCGGAGTTCACAGCGAAGCATCTCGCACCAGCAGCACAGAACGGCGCAACCAACATCGTGAAGCTTCCGCCATCCCTTAATCGTCAGCCCGGCACCGCTGGCAATGCCAGCCCCGGCACGTTTGACGACAAGGACCTCTACGCAAACGCCATAAGATAGCCGTCGCTCAACGTCCGATCTGATGCCCGCCCCAGTGGCGGGTTTTTTATTGGGCGCGTGACGGCCGACAGAAAGGATTACGGCCATGGCCGTTACGACGATCCAAAGCAACAACAAGTTGCTGAAGTTCACGCAGGAAATCGGGCGTGAATTTGTTCGCGGCAATCTGTTCTCCCCCTACATGGGCGAGGACGCTACCTCGATCATTCGGCGCCGGATGGAATTGAAGTCCGGCGGCGAGCAGATGAACATTCCGTTGGTCACTCGTTTGACCGGTGCGGGTGTCTCGACCGGCACGCTAGTCGGCAACGAAGAGCAGATCGACAACTACGGTATGCGCGTCTGGCTCGATTGGGCACGTCACGCCGTCGTGTCGAACCGGGCGGAAGCACAGAAGGACTCGGCCGACATCTTCGGTGAGGCCAAGCCGCTTCTGGAAGACTGGATCAAGGAACTGAACCGCGACGAGCTTATCGCCGCGCTGATGGCTCTCCCGTCCGAATCCCAGCCCTCGGCCGGCGTCCGCGTCAACGGCATCCAGTATGACTTGGCCACGGTCGGCCAGCGCAATACCTGGAACTCGGACAACTCGGATCGCGTCGTGTACGGCTCGGTTGCGTTCAATGCGACGCACACGACCGCGCTCAACTCGGTTACGAGCACCACGGTTGACAGGCTGACGGCGGCGAACGTGTCGCGCATGAAGCGCGTTGCGTCTCTCTCAAACCCTCGCATTCGTCCCTACAAGACCAGGGACGGCTACGAGTATTACGTCATGTTCGCGGGCACCAACTCGTTCCGCGATCTGAAAACCTCGCTCGAAACCGTGAACAAGGACGCACGGCCGCGTGAGGCGAGCGGATTGCCGAACGAGTTGGT